GGAGGATGAAATGAAAGAAGAAGATGTCAAAGCGATCGTGAATGAAGCGATCAAAACTGCTCTTGAGCCGGTCGCCGGATTAGGTGAATCAATCAAGAGTGTCACGGAAAAAGTGGATGCGATGCAGGCGTCAATGAAGGCGGCTGATCCTCCTGAGAAAAAGGAAGAGGACCCGCCCAAGAAAAAGGAAGAGGATCCAAAAAAGGAAGAGGATCCCTCTGCGAAAAAATCGGAAGACGGCTCAGAATCCGAACTTGCGGCAGTCAAAGAACAGCTCGAGAAACTTTCCAGTAAACTCGATGCGGCCACCAAGTCACGGTCCCTTCCGGGGCAGGACTCAAATGACAATGAGGAGCCGGCCTTCAAATCGAGAACTTCAAACGCTCCCGACCGCGATCTTTTCGGGTGCGCAATCAATAGAGGAGGGAACTAATTTTGCCTGATAATGACATACTGGCGAAAATCGACGCGGCCATAAAAAGCATAACCTCAACCGGGACACTTCCCGGCGGGTTGATGAACACCAAACAGCGGGATCGGTTTGTTCGCATGGCCCAGAACAACACCGTGGTTCTACCCGCTGCTCGGTTCCAGTTGATGGAAGCTTTCAAAGAGGAAATCAACAGAATCGGGTTTGTTGGAAGAATTCTAGGACCTCCCAAAACGGAGGGAACGGCTCTGGATCCGGCCACGGACGGCAAGACTCCCACTGAGCGAATCATAAATCTGGAATCAACTGAGGCCCAGTCCATCGTGCGACTGACAGACAAACTCCTTAGGAGAAATATCGAGAAGCAGAACTTCGAGTCCACTCTCGTGGATATGATCGGAGAGCGTGGCGGCCTCGATATTGAGGAGTGGGGAATCAACGGCGATGTTGGATCTTCGGATCCCTTGTTCGCTCTCAACGACGGCTGGCTGAAACTTGCGGAAAGGTATGTGCTGGAAGATGCCGCAGCCTCAGTTTCTTTAACCGCTAAATTCGTAACCGGGGTTGGCGAAACTACCCAGTCCGTGGATCATGGCCAAGACGGAGTCCCGATTACTCCTTCGACCTACATAATTGAGGTTAGCTCTACTCAGGTTGCTCACGATGACGGCGCCGGGAATATCGTTCAGGATGCGGCTTCCGGAATAGCGGGAACAATTGACTACGAGCAAGGCAAAGTTGTCTTGACCGGATTAACCGCTTCAACCTCTTACGACGTGGCCTACACCGCTGAGACCTTCGACGAAAACGGGGACAACTTCCCTGAGGACATGTTCGATCTTCAGATCGGGATCATCGCTGATACTCCTTACTTCGTTCGCCGGAACGAGTGGAGAATCTACGTCCCCTTCTGGGTAGAGGATGCCTACCGTGATCTCCTTAGGGCCCGCGGAACCGCACTCGGTGACTCGGCCCAGACCTCGGCTGGAAAATTGGTATACAAGGGTGTACCGATTGAAATGGTTCCTTCAATGCCGAAGAACAAAGCGTGGATGACACATCCCAACAATACTGTATGGGGCGTGTTCATGGAAATGTTCCTTGAGCGTGAGCGTGAAGCCAAGGCCAAGAGTACAGACTTCATTCTTAACGGCGAATGGGATTTCAATTATGAGAATCCCGAAATTGCGGTAACAGCTACAATCCGCTAATCGCGGTAAGTCGCACTGGGAGGGCGTGTCCTCCATTACTCATACACGCCCTCCCAATTTATAAGGAGATTTTTTAAATGGCAACTTATCCAGTTGGGGTATCGAGAGCGTTCAAGCAATCCTTGCCGAACGGTCAAGAATTAAATCTAATTGCCATTCAATATAATAACTCTCTGGTAGGAGATGAAGATTCAGGGGTTATTCCGGTAAAACTAAACATTGATGGCAATATAGTCGGCTTGTCCGCTTTATGCGAGTCCGAAGATTGGGATTTAATGCTGGGTGTATCTCCTTACATGAACTGGGCTCCAGATCCCCAAGCGGTAGGGGCAATAATAACTGAGGTTGGGATTGTTCAAGCTCTTCCACCTAAGTTCGATATCGGAAGCCCTTTGGTTGGTGCTCCATGTTTCAATTTTTTCCAGGGAGCCCTTCCTCAAACTAAGGAGTCCCTTTTCCTTCGGTTCTTGAATAATGACACCACAAATGATACCGGTGTAATCTATCTTTATCTGTGGATGATCGAGAGCTCTTGGGAAACGATTGGGGTTGAGGTCGCACAGCCGGACTGGCCGGTGTGGCCAGCGTAAGGAGTTAGAAAATGGCTTTTCCAGTTGGCTTGATCCCGGATACTTCCGGGTACCCGGTTGCTGCTCCGGCAGTTAGTGTATCCCAGTTAATAGTTGAACTAGAGAACGCTGGGTTAACAATTCCGGAGTCGGCAAGTAAGAAAACCGCTGAGGAGATCATATCCACTTTCGTTAAATCAAACTACCCAAGATCCTTTCCAAACAGGAAAATGGATAGAGTGATGGATCTTCTCAATCTTTTAACTTAGGAGAAAAATTATGGCAGTATGGGAATATGGTCCGGGGAAAGTTTATGCTGATCCGCAATCGGCTATCGACGCCTTGTTCGCTGCGGTTGGGTCTACTCCTTTCGCTGAGCCGCACTATGTGCGAGGGTCCGCCGGCCAATATGGACAACAGAACACCCCGGACCTAGTCCCTACCCATAAGAATAGACTTATTTTTGATAAGTTCAATGAGACTGATGTCGTCGAATTCTCACAATTGATATCCGGTAACGGGGCTGTTGATGCAGAAAGTTTTGTTACCGTTGATGGGATTAAGTTCAATAACTGGAATTCTACTGGAGCATTGTCCTACTTGATCATATCTGGTATTGCAATTAGGACCGGATGGATTTTAAAGAATTGTATATTTGAGGATGGTCGAGAATATGCAATGTGGGTAAATGATGCCAACGTTATGACCGTAGAAAATTGCACAATAAAAACTCAGAAAGTGTTTCGCTATAATACGCTGATCGACGACACTTCCGGAGAGATACTTGTAAAGGGTTGTGAAATATTTTACACAGGATCAGGAGTAGATTCTCCAGTCATTGAAGTTGATGCCACGGTTGTTAACTCTGGAATACTTCACTTTGTTAACAACTCTATTTATCGCACAGATTCCGGCACAGGGAAAGCGTCGCTGGCCAACATCGAAGCCGGAGCTAAACTCGAACTTGGAATTCTAAGGAATAATATAATCGAGTGCGATCTTCTCCTTGACATGGAGACCAGTGTGGCTTTCAGCGATTTAAGAATTTTAGATTCTGATGTTAACCTTTTCAAAGTCGGGAAATTCGTGGAAGGGGATGTTGATCTGGACACACTCGCGGATTGGCAAGGCGAGTACAATCAGGATGAGAACTCCTTAGACCTTGATCCGCTTTTTATTGACCCAACAATTAATTTAAGCGTAAGCTTTGACAGCCCAGCGATCGCTAATGGCCGCACTGTAAGCGAACATGACGGCGATGGAGTCATTAGAGGACTAGGTCGGATTGATATAGGGGCTTTTCAAAATAATGATTACGGGATCGGGCTATGCGGCGTTATGGACGTATTGCAAACTACCGGGGCTCTTCCAAAAGATCTTGACTTTGAGGCGAATGACAACGCTGGCTTTGAGGCTTTAATTGAGAAGTGGATTCTCGAAGCGACTAGCATAATCAATACTTATACCAATAAGGTGTGGACTCCGGAAACTGCTCCAGATGGAATAGTAGGAATTTGTAGACGAGCAACTTCTAATATGATTGAACTCGCAATTCAAAGAAGGAAAACCGGAATTGTTCTTGTTTCTGATTTCACAATCAAGACTTTGCAGGATATTATTTTCACAGATGATATGAATAAGACCATGGATCTTTATGCTGACAAGGATGTGTTAAGTGATAGCTCCAGGAAAACAATTACTATGGGAGTATTTGTTCCTGGTGAGGAGGTTTAAATCCCCGATCCAATTTCCATAGAATTCGATGACTCAGATCTAAAAGAATATTCGAGCGAGTTCGCTAATAGTGCGGTTGAGCGCGTTTTGGATTTAATGAGTATGGATCTTCATGCTAATATGGTCAAGGAGGCCCCTGTTGATCATGGATTTTTATCTGGATCAATTGAATTCCCTATTCGTGTAAAACAACTTGTGTTTGGAATTAGGATAGGGGCAAAGTATTGGATCGATGTTCAATTTGGAACTAAACCCCATATTATAGAACCTGTGAATGGCGACGCTTTGAGTTTTGTGTTTAATGGGGAGCAAGTAGTTTTCAAACGGGTTAGGCATCCCGGTACAGCGCCTAATCCCTTTATAGATCGGGCACTTGATAAAACTGGACAACGTACTAAGGAGTTTGTTGAGAGGACCTTGGAGGAATTAGTAGGATGAGTACTTTTCATCAAACCTTAAAGGACATAAAATCCTATATCGAGGATTACATGGAGACCTTTAAGGAGGAACTTGAATATGAAGAACTGATCATTGGGGAGAAAGCCCGGAATCCGCAGACCCCAACCTTGTGGTTCATATTTGGACGTTCAATTATTGACCCCGATGCCCTCAGCTCTACATGCGAACTTGTACGATTGACCTGTTCTGTTGTAGCAATGGTTGAAGACCGGGATGTTGAGCGTGGACAAGATATCGCGGAACAGCTTTCCTTAAAAGCGACCCGGAAATTTTTACTCGATACAACGATGAATGGACTTGTTTCAGATGTTATTCGAACCGCTTTTGTTCCTTCTGGAACTAGAGTTGCGGATAAAAGAGTAGTTCACGCAGCGGGCGTTGAACTTGAAATTAGATTCTATACCGAAGATTAATGGAGGTATTTTGAAATGGCGGAAATAAGAAGATACGTAGGCGTTGGAAAGGAGGCTGTTTTTGGAACTCCTGTAGCGGAACAATTCCATTTGGATGTGACCGCTATTTCCCTTGACAGCCCTGATGATCCCAACCTCAATTATGAGGGCGGAATTGGAAGGATGCAATCCATTGTCGTTCCTGGTCCGTATATCCCGGCGGGCGGTGTTGAGTGCGCTGGTGATCTTTCCACATTGTACTACTTGATGTGGATTCTTCTCGGGAACAAGGTTACAACGGACAATACATCTTCAACGGGAACTGAAACTTTGGGAAATCCGGATGCGAACGGAGATCTAAACGCTTCATTTGCTGAAACCGGACCCGTGGTTCCAGGATCCATAATAATTGAACAGCCGTCCGGAACTCAGGTGGCTCACGATGATGGCTTTGGACGCATCGTTGAGGATGCTTCATCTGGAGTTTCCGGAAGAGTGGATTACGGAGCGAAAACAATTTCGATGTCCGGACTTACTCCGGTTACTGCGGTAATTACGGATTATGACTACGGGACTTTTGAGCATATCATAACCCCGACCGATGATGTTGAAAATCTTTTCGCAACACTGCGATGCGGAAAAGATGTTTTCGAGCACGGGTTCACAAGTTGCGGATTCAACTCGCTAGGACTCGCGGTCGAGCGAGAGTTTCTAAATGTCTCCTTAGATGTCATGGCCCAGAAAGATTTTAAGGATACCTTGAAAACAAAAGCCCAGTTAAAGTTTATCCCGGAAAGACCGATGGCCTTTCATCAGGTATCGTTCAAGTGGGCTGACTATGCGGCTACGCAGAACTTTATAAACTGCCAGGTTAAAGGGCTTGCTCTTGACATAGCCAACAACTCGGATTACGAGGGTGGACTTGGAATCGGGTCAAGGTTCCCGTGCGAAGGGTATCAGGGAAATCTGGAAATAACCGGACAGCTACAGCTCAAATTCGCCAGCACCGATGTGTTGGAAGATTTCTGGGGAGATTCGGCCGGGGCATCCGACAATCCGAGCGTGAACAAGGAAGCAACAATAGTTCTTGACTCTCCTTATGGAGATGCAGAACTGGCTATGCCAAAAATGAATCTTACTGCTGTGAACCTACAGCCCTCCGGAAGGGATCGCTTAATCCAGACCGTGTCATTCCGGGCGTTGTACGATCAAATCTCGGATTCAATAATTACAGGAACTTTTAACGTTCCTACAAACTTTAGCTAATCGCTAAATCCTAGGAGGGTAAAATGAGTAGGGAAAAATTCTTGGAATTAAAGGACAAACTCTTAAGTGGAGTTAGCCAAGTTGAAGACATCGTTGTACACGGAAACGACTACAGAATCCGACCTTTAACGATCGCTGAAAAGAGTAAAGTCCAGGCTATGCAGGTCAAGGGGCTCAAGGCAGATGCGGACGGGAAGACCGGTGAAACTCCGGATATGAGTATGAATATGGATATGGAGCAGATGGTCTTGAATGAAGTTGAAGCAACTATATATATAGTGGCTTGCGGACTTTCTGTTCCTCCACTTCACGTGAAGCCTCAAGAAATTAAGGCTCTTCCAATAAACTCCAAAGTTCTCGAGCTTCTTAAAATGAAAATAAATGAGCTCAGCGCTGTTGAGGAGGATAGCGCACTCGAACAATTTCGTGGAATCAGAAATAGGGGTGGAATTGTCTCAAATGGTGATGATGGGGTGGAAGCTGAATGACGGACAGTTAGCCAACTTGACGCCACTGCAATTTTCATTCATTACTTTGGTCTATAAGGAGATGGACAATAAATGGCAAATGCAACTACAGACTTTGCAATCCTAATAAAGGCTCAGGACTTAGCGTCCAAGGTTTTCAAAAAAGTTGGGAAAACCGGATCTGATGCTGGAAAATTTATTAAGGATAACTGGAAAGCTGCTGCCGGAACTATGACCGCCGCTGGTACAGCGTTGGAAGTTATGGGCCAAAAGGCCGCAGTAAATAATGAACGAATAAAAGCTTTGTCTATAACCACTGGGATTCAAGTAGAAGCCATGAGGGAATTGGCCCTCGAAACTACGAACGTTACCCGCCCCCTTAGCGATGTGACTGCCTTATTTCAACAAGCTAATAAACAAGGAATTGAATCTTCAAAAGGACTAAAAGAATATGCGGCCTTTTGGGACACCGTCGGGGATGCTACTAAGGAGAACTCAGTTCAGCTTGCTAATGCGGGAGCCGCACTACGAGCCGTCGGGATAGCTGCTGGCGAGGAAGCAGAATCAATGGCCGCTCTTGGATTTGTTCATACTCAAACTGCTGGAAAAGTTGGTGACTTTTTAAATTTCATAGGACGAGCTGGACCAGAACTTCGGGAATTAAATTTCGATGTGACTGATTCAGCGGCCATAATGGGATTGCTTGAAGATAAGTTTGGCTTGACAGCTAAAACTGCCAAAGCCGAGTTTGTGCAGGCCGTTAATGAGTCAAATGGAAATGTGAAAGTTTTTATGCAGTCTTTGGGGATCACTTCTAGAGAACTGGATGCCTACAGAGGAAAAGTTATTGAATCCAAAGATGTGATAAATGAGTTGGCAGATGCCCATGCTGAATCCTACACTATAATTCAAATATTACAACAGCGGTTGGATGAATTATTTTTTAAGTACTCAGGTCAAATTCAAATAGCTTCCCAACTTGCTCCAATACTAATCGGCCTAGCTGCGGCTATCACGGCCGTTGCGATTGCGGGCCCTCCTGTAGTTGCAGCAGTTGGGTCTATGACAGCCGCATTTAGTGCGTTCGCGGCAATCACAGTAGGACCTGTGGCTATAGCAATCGCTGGAGTTGTTGCTGCAATCGGAGTTTTATATCTAGTTTGGAAGTCTAATCTTGGGGGAATTCAGGATGCTTCAAGAACTTTTGTAAGTAATCTAGAATCTCGGTTTACCGGATTGTCGGGATGGCTCGGCGATTGGGGCGATTGGATAAAATCAAATGTATGGGAACCGTTGGTTGAATCCTTTAACTGGGTTATTGATAAATTAAAAGTTGCGGCCTCTTTCTGGGGTAAAACGTTCGAAGAAGAAACTGCAAAATTGCCTGGTATCGCGAAAACGGAACTCGGAAAACTCGCTGATGTGATTGATGATGTTCTTGGTGATGTCGATTTTAAATTTGATCCAGTAACCCCAATAGGTGATGGATCCGGTGAAGAGAAAACTGCTGCTGACGAAGAATTAAATAGATTGAAAGAAATAGAAGAAGCTCGGAAAGCCGGGCTATTAGCGATGGTGGAGTCACATAGAATGTCCCTGCTATCAAGATTAGATCAACTCAAGGAAATGAAAAAGAAAGAATTAGAACTTGAAGATCTTACAGCCGAGCAAATAGCGATCATTCGGGCATCTTGGGATAAGCGTATAGCAGATGAACAAAAAAGGTTGGCAGCTGAATCAAAAAGTTCCACTGAGAAAACTGCTAAGGAGACTGAGTCCATTTGGGATCGAGTCTCGAAGAGCGTTGAACAATCGTGGACAGCCGGACTAACAGCGATTGTGAGCGGTCAGGAAGCCGCTAGTGGTTCTGTGTTAGGTATAATGGAGGCTACCTGGGAAACTGTCAAGCAAATGGTCATCCAGAATGTTATTGAAATGATGGTCAAGAATGTCCTTGCTGCACTCAATACTGCTATCGCAAATATCTGGGCGTCCGCTGCGGTACTCCTTGGTAACCCATTAACGGCCCCGGCTGGAATCGCTCAAGCAACTGCCTCGATAGGACTCGTGTCCGGAATTTTAGGTGGCCTTACAGCACTAGCTGAAGGTGGTATTGTTACAGGACCTACTGCGGCTCTCGTTGGCGAAGCCGGACCAGAAGCCGTAATCCCGCTTTCGAGAATGGGACCAAGTGGATTTGGAAATAACATAATGATAGTTCAACAAGGTCAATTTCTCGGGTCCCAATTAGAGGCAAGAAAGTTCGCTAGATCAATAGAAAAGCAGGTCGTGCTGGAAATGAAACGAAGAGGGGATTTGAAATAATGGCTTTTGGTGATGCAGAAGTTCTTATCGAGATCCCGAATCAAGAAGAAATTGTTCAGGATTTGACTGACGGAGCTCACGGGATTCAGAACTATCCATGGATTCAATCCTTCATAATTCCTGGAACGAAAAATCTCCTGTTAAAAAATCTATACATTTTAGTCGATCCGCCAACTGGAAATAATGTTTCCGGATCCTATAGAATGGGAATTGCGGCCTCCCTAGGATCCATATACTCAGTATCAAATGAAATTTATGATTCTTCGGATGACTATGGACTTATGGAGTTTTCCTGGGGATCAAATGGGTATGAACTTGATCATTCAACTTTGTATTATCTATATTTCCTAAGGAGTACTTATAGCCCATCGAGCAAGTATCCGAACTGGGCGTACTCTAGCGCCAACCCTTACTCAGGTGGAATGGTAATCGAGCAAACTGGAGCGGCTACTTGGGTAAATCACCCAACTGATGATTTCTATTTCGTAATGAACTTCGCTGAAGATTTTGATATCACAGAGTACGTTAGAGAAATTGATTTAGATACTGGAAAAAGTGATGTCGATGGAAAGTGGGTAGAGGGAACTTGCGATCTCAGATTAAGAAATAAACTTGGTGAGTTCAACATAAACAATCCAAACTCCCTATTCGGGGATGATTTTGATTTGTATTCTAAAATAAAAGTCAACGCTGTTGAAGGAGCCTTAAGGGAAAAATTATTCATCGGTTTCATTACAGATATTAGACCAAATGACGATTTTGAGGATCGAACCATAGAACTTTCTTGTTCAGATTTATTCTTCGCTTTTAAAGACATGAAAGTGTCTCCCGGGTCATTGAGCGGGTATACTGCTGATCAATTAATAGAAGCCATTTTACTTGAAATGGGATTAGTTCCAGGAGAGTTTGATTTAGATACTACAGACATTTCTGTTTTGGCAGACGTCACATGGTCGGATATAGACGGGCTTTCCACGATTGAAGATATAGTTGCTGCTGGAGCTCATAGTCATTTTATGGGTGGAGATGGAGTTTATTATTTTAAATCTAATCAATGGTTGGATAGTCAAATACCAGATTTTCTTTTCAATGATCCCGATTCCTATGATGGGATAAAAGTTCAATATTCTTTAAGTGCTATAATAAATTCAGTAAGAGTAAAATATAGTTCGGGAGCAACTGGAGCATGGACAGATTGGAACTCAAATCCACAAAGTATTCAAAAATATAATCAACGTGACTATGAACATTCCTATCCGGATATTCTTAGACCACTGGTATACGCAGAAATAATCCGCGACTACATTCTCGATCTATTCAGCTCCTTAGTGTCCTCTAAAGGGATTGAGTTGTTCCTTGAGGGCCGACCTATATCCTTAATGCGAAGCATAAAAATCGGAAGTATACTTCAAGTTACAAATGATTACTTGGGAATTTTTTCAACCTCATATGTTGTGTATGGATTAAAAAGATCAATATCAACAGATGGGAATCATGACCTTACGCTCCGATGTAAGCCCTGGATCGCACCTCCCCCGATTTCATCTTGGTATTGGGAGTATACTTATTTACCTGGATACGGAGCTCAAAAAGTTCTCCTTCAAAGTTTAACTTCCGGAAACGCTGCTTCCTATTCTCAATCTTTTGAAGTGCCAACTTCTGGAACACTATTAGAAATTCAGGTATCAGTTGAATTTAGAGTAAACACTTACACGCCTTCTTTATCAAATATTTACATGAAGGTATATTCAAATAGCGGGGACAAACCGGGAACTCTATTAGCAACTTCAGATCCAGTAAATATAGCGGATAACTTTGAAGGAATAGTATCTTTCCTTTTCTCAGGTGTAAATCAAATTTCTTTGACTTCAGGTACCAGAGTGGTTTGGTATTTTGAAACTCCTGCATGTCAACCGCTTACTTCAATGGTTACAAGAGTTAAGGGGCAGATTCTAAATCCGGATGGTACGTACGCGGAAGGTAAAGCTGGATACGCATATCCGGCCTCAACAAATGTTACTCTAGTAAACAACCTCGATATAACTTCAAATGTGAAAGTAAAAACTTAGGAGTTAGAAATGTGGGATGCAATAGTAGGCGGGTTGATATCAAGCGGGATTATGCTCTCCTTAGTGACAGCTCTTGCTTGGATGACTTGGGGGAGGATCACTGATAGATTTGAAAATCATTCGGACTGCATTGATGAGCTATTAAAAAGAACTAAAAGATGCGAGAATGCTATTTCCTTTATGGAAGGGAAAGCATCTGTAGGAAAATAAATTTACTAAGGAGATAAGTATGGAACCAAAAAGAATTTTAATTGATCCGGGACATGGTGGAAGAAAACCTGGAGCAGTTCGCAAGGGAGTACTTGAGAAAGATTTGAATCTTTCCATAGCTCTCAAAGTCAGAGATTTCCTAATCAATATGGACGCTGAAGTACGCATGGTTCGGACGTCTGACGTCGATATTCCTTTAAGGACAAGAGTTAAAATCGAGAAGGCTCTTAGACCTGAGTGTATAGTTTCTATCCACTGTAACGCAGTCAAAAATCCAAAGGTACGTGGATATGAAGTTCTATACTGTTCCGATGAAGGGCAGGAACTTTCCGAGTTTCTTGACATGTACATTGGCGGAGGAAATGAAGAGTTAAAATCCCGAGGGATTAAATATAACCCTCCAGAACCTAGGTCAAATAGATTGATGATTCTACATGACACTGTATCACCGGCTGTTATAGTCGAGTGCGAGTTCATGTCAAACTCGGCCGGTCTCAAATGGCTGTTGAATGAAGAGAATCAGGACAGCATGGCCTTGGGTATAGCTCGTGGAATAAATTCCTACGTAAACCCGGTGGCCGAGGAACCTGTTAATGAGGAGCAGGAAAAAGAAAAGGAGGAAACAAGCGATGGCGGAAATAGCGACTAATAGCGACAATCAGGCTTTCTTCGAAGAAGTAGAAAAGGATCCTACAAATCCCTTCTTCGAAAAGCTAAGGATGGTTCAGGAGATCTTCGACTCCGGAGCCAGGACAATCTGGTACTTCTTAGTTGGGATTACCTACGGGGATGTTAACCGGAAAAAGTATGAACGGAAAATGGAAGCAGGAACTTTCAGGGCAACCTGGTTGGTGGCCTATGCCACCGGTGCAGAACTCAAGCCCTTGAGAGATCAGGTTCTTGCGAACTTAATAAGTGCCGGGACTGTCGCTATATTAGCGGCTCTCGGAATCCCGAGTACTGGAAAATAAAATTTCGGTGGCCTCTTTCAAGGTCATCCAAGAAACTCGGGTATCAAACTCTGAACTATTTATTTCAGAGGCTTTAATAAGACACACTTCTGTCTCCTCGTCAAGGAATGGTGGCCTTCCTACTAATATGTAGGCGGGCCATTGTTTCCATAATAAGAAGAACTTTCTTTGTGTCGGTCTCAATTCCATAAAGGCTTCACCGATTGTGTAAATTTCTTTCCACTTCAATTCGATGAATAGAAATTGTTCATTAAACCCAACAAGAAGATCCGGAATTCCGGATTGATACATATTGCCATGCATCTTCTCATCTTTGCCGCCCATGTGCGCTATCAGACGGCGTATGGCAGCTTGAAGTTTAAATTCGCCTTTAGCCATATGCAATTACCTCCGCAACGTCCTTGTCCTCCCGCCAGCGCTTGAATCTACCATGCCTCAGTTTCCCATGCTCAGTTATGTACTGGTATTTTATTTCACATATTCTTCCTATATCCTTTTCTGTGATCGCGAATCTAGTAGCATCATCAAATCCGCCAGCAGTTCCAACTTCCCTTCCTGTTCCATCCTGTAGAATCACGGCTCCTACTTTACCAAAGTACTTTCCACGTCCACCTTGAAGTCCGGAAACTTTAAGATCTGCTGTGTGCTCAATTTTTACCTTCCACCAATTCGCGTATCCCCTCTCCTTGAGAACAAAACCCTCAACTCTCCTTAGCTTGGCCATCGCCTCAAGTGCGCTCAGATCGGGCATTGTAGGCACCACTTGAAATTCCGGAGCTTTCCCGGTTACCGTGGCTATCAGCGAATTCATCAAATGGTAATCTAAATCTCGTACATCAGTTCCGTGATAAAATGGAATAGCAAAAGCATTGATAGAAAGTATATCCGGAATGGTCCCCTTGATGGCACTCGGTACTAAGGAGGCTGGTTTCTCAGGTAGAAAGAATTCGCATTCAACTACGGACTGTTCGGGCAGTTGATAAACCCAAGCTGGTAGATGTCTTTTGACTTTGTTGACATGATTTATTCTTGTTCCAGACATCATTACTTGTAGTACACCCTTATACACGGATATTGTAAACCGGTAGCCATCATCTTTTAGTTCCATATAAAATGGAGGGGTTGCTTTAACTGGGTTGAAGTTCTTCGGTTTAAGCGGGGTGTGAGTTGGCCACATAATCCTTCTCCTTTCAAAGCCGCAAGGGCCCTCCCAGTGCGGCTGAGAGAGCCCTTGCAATTAAATAAGCTTGCTAAATAATAGCTTGCGCTATTCGCCGTCTCCTTCGGCTTCGGGAATATCTTCGCCGCCGAGTTCCTTCTCGAGCTCGGCCAGCTGTTCCCTGAGTTTCTGCAGTTTGTCGAGTTTCCTTTTCTTGGGATCGCCTCTGAGTTCAACCTGCTTTTTCCGCTCAGTCCAGTTCTGGATCTGGTAATCGCACCAGCCCAAGGAGCCCTCTTTGGACTTCGGGAAATCCCGGCGGGTGTACTTGAACAGGTTTCCAGCTGCATCCCTGAACTCCGGAACCTCAGTAACCGGTTCGCGGGTTTCAGCTTCCTTCTTTTTATCGGCTTTGTTTTTCTCACGTACGGCCTTAGCCGCTTCCTTAGCCGCCTCGCGAGCCTTCGCTTTTTCCGCTGCTGCCATTGCCTTCTTTGTCTTGTCATCCATTCCCATAGTTTGTCTCCTTCGTGAAATATAATAAACTGGTTACGCCAGTAAGTCGCTTATTCCTGTCCATACAGAGTAATTGAAAACAACGTTTTCCTTAAGGTTGAGCAAGTCTGCTGTAAAATAGCAGTTATATTAAGATGCCGTGTAATGCCATCTTCCGCCGATCTAAATCTCAATTCAATCCAGAATCTTTTTATTCTCAAATTGATGAATTCTAGATAACTTTCATTCCTGTAAATTTTAAATTTCATTTTTCACCTCGGCGAGCAAGCGCCATATCTCTTTTAATGCTACGCATGATCGCCGCCGCCTCGCCGAGACGGCACTCAGTCGCTTTCAGGATCGCTACTACAGCGTGTGTTTTTTCCAAGCTTGCTATAGCTTCGCATATAGTGCGCATTTCCGGCTCCGAGATCATGGCTTTAAATTTCTCCAACTCCGATTTTTTCATTTCTTTTCCCATTTCATTTCCTTTCTATAAATATTTAGTGCAGTAATCTGCACCTGACAAAATTGTAATGTAGATTACATTGTAATTTAGATTACACTATTTAGTGCAGTAATCTGCACCTGACAAAATTGTAATGTAGATTACATTGTAATTTAGATTACACTATTCCAATTCAGCTTCAAGCTTCGCTAACTGGGCTTTAATCCTTTTCACCTTTTCAATTTTGGCAAGCTTCTCCAAATTATCGTAATCCTTAGCTTCCCATTCGGCGTCTAGTTCGTTCCGCTTGCGCTTAAACCGCAGCATAGCCGCCTGCGCTTTCGGGATTGCTATTTTGAGATTTTCTAGATCTCTCTCGAGTTCTTCAACTCGTGCGTATGCTTCCATGAACTCGAAGTGTGCTACAGCACGGGCTTTCCGCAATTTTTCTTTTTCTATTTCTATTGACATCATGCTCTCCTGTATTTAAAATTCTTAAGTGGAAGCCCCCTGCTAAGGAGGCTCCCGGATTAAGAATTCTAAATTTCGGTGTTTAGATCGTCAAGGGAAATTCCCTCAGCTTCGAGTTCCTCAAGCAATGCTTTTTCCTGGGCCCGCAGTTTCTCCAGTTTGCGAGTTTTTGCCGCCGCGGAAAGTTTTCCTTTTTTGCTGCTATGGAATTTGTTGAAAACGCTGTCCAGGGAGTTCGCAGTTTTTCCAAGTTTTTTCCAGATTCTGTAGGAAGGATGATCATTCGCAACTTCATCGAGATTAATCATCAAGCTTGCCGCCTCCAGGATGTCCGAGGCCTCCTGCATTTTATTTAGTGCTGCATCCAGGTTTTCTTGCTGAGTTTTCGTGATTTTTCTTCTCGCTGAAATTTCAGCTTTTTCCGCTGCTTTTTCCGCCTTGATTTTCTCGTCCAAGTTTTCCGTGTTTTCCGTGTTTTCCACTTTTGCCGCTTTTTCTTTTTTCGCCATTTTAAAATCTCCTTCTATAAGTATATTCTGTTAAGCTTATGCTCATCAGCGGGATTTTTCCCGGACGCCCCGGAGGGCGTTTCGCTAAGCTATACTACCATGTAATTGTTTCGTCGATCCGGACCTTGGTTTCTGCAACCCCAAACCGCTGGTGAAGTGTCTGGGTCCAGCGGCCGCAGCCAGCCTTGTATAAGTTGCGTTTTGCTTTTTGGTTATCCCAATCGAGTTTCGCGGTTGCTTTTTTCATCGTGTTTTTCATTTTGTTCTCCTTTTTCTTTTTCTTTTTTTATCGCGCTTATGCGCTTGCTGTAATTGTAATTATAGCATGGCCGCTAGTAGTTGCAACAAAAAAATGAATTAATTTCAAAATAAATTTTTCGTAATGAAATTAGCTACTTAGAGCGCACATTTCCCATAAAAAAGCTTGCTATGCAGAACTGCAATAGTACGTTTGGCAAAAAGGACGATAATCGAAATTTCGTAATGTTATTAGCTACTTATAGCGCATGATTTTAAAAGCTCTTAGACGCCGTTTCCGGACGTTCTAGCCGTATGTAGATATAGCTATATTAGCTTATAGCTTGCATTGAGAAAACGTTGGAGCCGCCGTCCTGTTAAGCCGTTTTTTCTGGATTTTCAAGGATTTCATCAAATTGCTAACTTTCGCTCATGTTTGCTTATATTGCGTATTTCCGCACATTGTAATCTATGTTGCAAAAAGTAAAATGTAATCCAAGTTGCAATTTAGGAAAATGTAATCTACATTACAATTTTACCCGGTGCCGATTACTGCGCTGTAATGTAATCTACATTACAATTTTACCCGGTGCCGATTACCATCCGCGAACCGTTTGAGATTTTGATTTCTCTATGCCTTCTTGTATTGCAGTCCTGAATTGTTTTTCTCCAACTAACTCAGGCCTTGCTTCAATTTCAAATCCCTGCGACCAGTACTCGTTAGCAACTTTTATATCCGCCAACATGGGAACTCGAAACATCGGAGTATCCTCTAAACACTTCTGCATGTCGATTGCGAAGTCTACCATCATCTCCTTAGGGACCATAAAAATAACTGAGTCATGGACTTGAGTTAACAACGATACACCAGGGTAATTTGGAATTACTTCCCTGAATAATGAAACGAGTCGGGTTTTAAAACAATCCGCAGCGGAACCCTGAATTAAATAATTCACAGCTTGGTGAACTGGAGACCCCGGTTCAAATACATAACGTCGGCCAAACCAGTTTTTAACCCAACCTCTCCGCTTTACCGCGTCGTTGACTTTAGTTTGAAATTGTCTAATCGATGGAAATTTCCTGTGATAATCTGCATAAACTTTTTCCGCAAGCTGTGTAGTTTCGGACAAATCCAGCTGCTTGGCCCTCTGAGCAGTTGCAGTTCCAGCACCAGTTAAATAAGTCCGCATTCTTTCTGCCATCTCTTTATCATCGCCGGCCTTCAACGCTATTAGTCCGGCCAAGTTAGCAATCAACTTTTTCTTTCCCATTCCATAAATGAACGAGAAATTTAATTGTTTTGCAAACTGCCTATCAACTCCCAGCATACCAGCTAGATGACCGTGGAAATCCATATAAGGATTTTTATTGTACTCGCCAAGTATAGCTTCGTCTTTTGTATAGTGTCCAAAAATCCTGTATTCCATTTGGGAATAATCTGCCATTACAAGTCCATAAGTTTCCTCATCAACTCGTACGTGGATTTCGGCTTCCAGAGGGACGTTCTGCAAATTAGGATCATGACAGGAAAGCCTACTTGTCTTTGTTCCTGACTGCCAAAAATCTGCGTGCAATCTACCATCCTCTCCAACCCTCGTAATCCAACCTTTACAGTATGCAGAAATGAAATGATCAATATCTTTATATCGTGCAAGTGGTTTACCAATCGGATGGTCCAGCGTTTCAAAGGCCATCTTGTTCCATTGAGCCTTTCCAGTTTTGGTGAACGCCTTAGGCTTGATCCCGAATTTTCCAGTAAGCAATTTTGACAAATACGTATTACTCATGGGATCAGTTTCTTCTCCAGCTATCTCGTTTATTTGTTCATGGACCATAAGAAGATCCCTAAGTGCATCTCTGTAAGAAGTTTTAAGCCTTTGAATATCTAAGGGGACTCCGATGATTTCACTTTCGAGGAGGTGTTTGGTCAACTTATACTCGATCTCCCATATCTCCTTAGAGATATCGGGTAGTTTCCGGCTGAGAGCGTTATACAAATCTGCAGTTATTTTAACATCTCGTTCTGCATACTTGCCCATCATTGAAGCCGGTGCGTCACCGTAGTCTTTTGACTTTATAGATTTGCAGTAGGCTTTAACCGTGTTATCTTTGCCGGAATCTATTCCGCAGAAAGCTTTTGACAAGTAGTCAAGATTATAAGCTGGCAGTCTATTATGTACTAACCGGGCTAACACCATCGTATCTTTAAGTTCACCTTTTACAGTGATCCCATCTTGGTGCCAAAATCTTCCGTCGAACTTTATGTTATGATTTATAATATCTCGTCCGGATTCCATCACATCCTTAAACCAGCGTAATCCAACTTCGAGATTTATATTTTCATTTTTCTCGACTCCAGAATGATGACGCAGTGGAAGGTACCATTGTTGTTTTCCATCAACAGTTCCAATCGCTACACCTGCGATTCTGTGCCCGTTAAAGGGCTTGAACGCTTTCTCTTCTTTATCGAAAGATGTAGTTTCAACATCTACAACCAGCGGTTCATCTTTTGGAAATTGGGGTAGGTATGCAACGGTGTTTAACAGCATCCTGAATCTCCTTAACTTTAATCTCCGGATCTTTTGTTGATCCAAGAATTACATGATCACAAATCTCGGCCTTCCCTGTGTATTTATAGTAATTCAAATAGTTATTAATATTTAATTCAGAACAAAGAACTACTAATCTAGGATTCAATTGTTTTATACATTCATGTAATCCATGTACTCCTCTACCACTATAGTTTAAAATATGAACTTGATCCGGACCTAATCCTACGCGATAGATATCCCTAAGTAAGTTCGAAAGTGAACCTTCCCCATTTAATCTGTCGTTATCTGTAAGAAACAAAATTTCTGGAGATATTGCGCCGATTCCGGATCCGCCCATACATTCATAGATATCCCATAGCTTAGATTGATTCAATGCTAGCATAGAAATTACCCTACGAGATTCTTCATTAGGAATTCCGGTTGTAGTCATTTTGAAAGGAACGAAGTCTAAAATACGCACAGTTCGGCCGTCTATTAGCTCAACTTTACTCTTGAGGCCCTCAGAGTATATTTTGTGGACTAGTTTATGATCTAATTTCCCGATTCCCTTTATAGGGTAATCTACCCTATTGGATATAGTTTCAAAATCTGGAACTATGATCCAAGTAGTACCACGTAGACTAAGGAGACTTAGATAGTATAGTTCCTCTATTGAGAATCTTACACTCCTATGCTCAATAACTCTATACACCGCTTCGGAGATCCAATTACGATCAACGATTCTTTTCCTTGTAGAAACTTGGTCTTCAGATCTAGCAAATAGTCTCTCCCTAGTTTCCCTTTCCCTATTATAATGATATCCCCAATTGAGAATTTTTGAAAGTTTGTAAGCTTCGGTTGTTTTTCCCGCTCCATTAGGACCTTCTAAAATAATCATTACTTGATCTCCTTATGTAGTGAGGCCCACTCGCAGTGTAAGTGGATCTTTCTTTCCTCATCCTGGACTAATAAAAGTATGAACTCTACAATTCTCATTACCAAGGCTAGATCGCGTCTTATATAAGTTTCAAAATTGCACGATCTCCAATATACTTTTACATTCCATACTCCGTAGGGCGTTTGTAATAAATGGATCATTGATATGCACGACGCATGTACGCCTGGATTCCGTACATCAGGACATAGTATTACAAGATCTCTACGAAAGGGATCCTCTATTATTTTTTCCTTATAGGACAATATTAGATCAAGAGTTTCTTTTCCCCACTCCTTAATAATCTCATCAAATAAGAAATCAAGGTTTCCAGGAAGTTCATTTTCAGCCCATGCTCCACTTTGTGGAAATATTGCTGAAGTTTTTAACTCCGAATATTTTTTCCCTCTGGTTATCCTGATATCTTGACTTCGGCAAGAGTGGAATAAAGCCTTTAGTTTAAGGTCTATTAGGACTTCGCGTTCCATTCTTTCTCCCCCACTTCTACCATGCCGATGAAAAAGCGGTCATGGGTTTCATATTTTCCGGATTCCATATTACATACTCCGTTGACCATTACGCTATGGAAATCATTATATACCTGAACACGCTCTCGTATATGGGAAATGATTTCTTCTCCGTACTCAGAATTTTCCATAAGAGCATGTATGTGTTGAGTATCAGGAGCGTATAACGTGGTATGGGCATTGTAGTCTTTTCTCAGCATTGACTGAGTCCAGAAACATTTTCCAGAAGAACACTCATCCGCTAAAAGCGGCTCCAGTTCCGGCCATGAAGCGATTACCTGATTTTTAATTTCAACTGCCAAGCGAACCATTGACATATCCTGTGTCATGGAGCAGGATCTTTTTCTCACCCATGGAGCTAGGGCGGCAAGATTCATTTTCATCATTATGAAGGTAGACAGGTTCTGCGGAAGGATCAGCCTAGCTTCCTGAATAGAAATTTTCTTTGTGTCGATGGCCTTGGCGTATAAGAATTTGTTGGTCAATGAGTTTAAAATATATTCTTCACCAAGTCCCATCTGGAAAATTTTTCTCGGCATAAGGAGATCGTGATGCCTCCAATCAGCGTCGCCGGAACACTGCTGACTATACGTAGCTCCGATCCTGGTGCGGACTATTTGATGGGTCAATATTCTTGTGATTCCTTCAACTTCTATAAAGAAGTCAAAAAGTTCAAGACCCTGCCACAACGCGGATCCACGGTAAAGCATTTCTTCTTCGCCCATAGTCGCAGCTTCCGCGATTGTATCTGCCCACGTGGCCCCAATAAATCTCCTTAGCCTTGGAAGAATTTCATGTCGATCGGGACATCGTACATTAACCTTCATAGCTTTTTCGAGATTTATTATTTTTGTTCTCGGTGTTTCTCCAAAGCGGTTTCTAAACATTACATATTCCCTTCATACACCTGGACAAGCCGGTGTCGCTTTCTTCCGCGAACAATTATTGAGGCGATTGGAATTTTACCGAACCAGGTTTCCATGTCTTCCTCAGAAACCGGATCTTGAATATGCTCTGAGCATAATCCATCTGGCCATTCATATGGCACTGAAACAACAATGATCTTTCCAATTGAAAGTAACTTCGCCGCAAACGCCGATGGATCGGGCACATGCTCGAGCACCTGAAGGCACATAACGCAGTCGAAGATTGTTGTAGGATCCCAGTCCATAAATTCTTCATGAATGGTTTCCGCTTGATCGAAATGGTTGACTTTAGGATTTGGATCAAGAACGAGTTTACTTACGAAGGGTAGTTCATAAATATACTCGCATTGTCCGCCACCTACATCCAGAAGATCTCCGAAGTCTTCGCAGAACTCCATAACGAACTCCTTAGCCACTTTGTAATAATCCAAAGTTTTTCTTCTATCCCAATAACTCGCCATCGAAAAATTCCTCCTCTACTTTCTTTGATTTTTTATGAAACATATCACTTATTTCTTCTATTGAGAATCCCCATAAGGATCCTATTGACAATAGAAATTTAAAGGCATCGATGTACTCTTCAAGAACTCTTTCCCTATCAACTTTTATCTTTTGATCCTTCCACTTTTTCCAGTTCAACTCACGAAGCATCTCGTGTAGTTCTTCTTGAACACAGGTTATGAAGTATATGGTATCGCCGATCAGTTCCGATGTTGGCCGATCGAAATCTAAGAAGTGAGTTTCAAAGAAGGCCTGCCTATTCCACATCTGCTCAAGTGCAAATCGGGATCTTGCCATCTTAACCGTGTGCTCAATTTTCCACCAATGCCTCCAAGTCGCAACCCGCCCGGCAAACAGAACATTCGGTGGCGGTACATTATGAGGGCAGGTTTTGAATTGCGCTAAACGCTGAATGGAGGAATTTGGAAAAGTTTCGTGTATTCCAGTAAACTCGTAAATATATTTATCTGGTGACATATGTGAAACGCGATGATAAGGCCTATCATCTACAAAATACATGAGTCCAAAATCATCATCTTTTGATACTCCTCCCGGAGGTTCTTTTTCTACAAGAAAAGTTGAGGACAAAAATTCTAATTCAAGTTTGTCAGGTTTTACCCCTGCCCACTTTTCCCAAAACACCGGAGCCGGAAGTGTACTAACTAAAAGCTCATAGGAATATGCAGTTCCCCTATCGACTACAATGTGACTGGACTTTATTCCATTAATATTGTCACACTCAATAATTCTATCTTCTACACTTTTCCGCAATACCCGGTACACGGTTTCAAGATTGCAATTCAGAACTTTAAATCTTGAAGAAGCTTGGGTCAAAGTTCTATCTTCGGTCAGCATGTGTTTATTGTTTCCGAGTTTCTTTAGAACATATTCTGTTACCAATGGCTCCGGACACGAATCATATATTTTACCATTGAAGAAATATTTGATGTCGCGGACCTTCGGACTATAAGCGATCTTGAGATCATCCAACAGGATTCTGTTCTCCTTAGTATCATGGAGTTGAACCATAACGTCCCGCGTTTCTGGAGTCCAATGGTCTTTTGCTTTTGGTGGTTTGATATCAATGACTTTAAAATCAGGATTATAATAAGCCATGATTAGTCCATTAAGACCGCCTCCTAAGATATATCGCATTTTAATTCCTCCTCAATTATTCTGTTGACTACACTTGAAACTGATTCCTTAAAATATTCACCAAGGTAATGCTCCCTTTGGAAATCTAAAAGTTTGTGATAGGTATGATACCTAGATATTGACTTTACTTTTTCTTTTAGTTCTTTTAAAGTTTTCCAAACGAATCGATCATCTACGGGTAGATCGGGCGTTGTAGCGATTTGACTTTCATGGATCATTACAAGGCGGCTTGCATAAATTGACTGGGCCACCCTTGGAGTCATGTAGTGAAAATGATGCCATCTATGATCAGTTATATGAATTTGAAAGGCTCCCAATCTAAACATATTCAAAAGGTCAATTGGGTAGGTGAATTCCCTATAAGCATAAACAGGATATTCGTTCCATTTTGCCCCTACAAATACTATGTTTTCCATATCCGTAATTCCAAGATCTTTTAGAACTCTAAATCTTCTGGACTTTCTATCACCAACATAGCAGAAATCGAAGGAAGCTCCAGGATCTTGTACGAGATTAATCCATTCTAGATTAGCATAGCTACTTTGCAACACATATCTAAATTCAGCTTCCGGGTAATCCCTATTCACATAGTACATCGGATAAAATTGATTTGTAAGAATTCCAAAATTCTTTATTGTTTCCGGATGGTACATAAATAATTTCCTGAAATCAATTCTCAAATCATCCTCATCAATCGTTAAGAGCCGCACAGGATGCGTGCTTCCGAGCTTTCCAAGTTTGATCAACGAGTCCTGCTGCTGTTTAAAATAGAATCCGCCTTTTATCAAAACCAGACCATCTTTTATTGAGTCAATATTTTGTTGGGTTACACAGGAGCATTCGAATCCCCGTCTTTCAAATTCCCTATAAATACTTATAGCCTTTAATCCTTGATTTTTTATTTTATGTAGACCCTTCCAAGTTTGAATATAATTATAGATATAGTTATTGTCCAAACTTACAAGAGTCAATTTAGATTTCATCATCTTCCTCCATCCCTTCATTAGTCAATTCATCACTGCGATCTAACATTTTGAGCAAGGCTATAAATGCGGGTGTCTTCGAATACCCACGCCGTGCTTTTTTGACCGCATTTTTCCTTACGAAGATTCCCATAATCACTCTAGTTTGGTCCAGCGACATGTCAGTCCAATCGCTTAAATCAAAATGAGTGAAAGTCGCGGACTCCAACATAGACTTTACCACATCCTTAGCATAAGGAAGTTCCTTCAACTTCGAAATAATTTCATCGCTATCCCTAAGTTCTGTTTCGCTCTTTATCATTCTTGAGTAATCATAATAGCCCATGACATCATTTGAATAGATAGCATTTAAGAACTTCGAAACAAATTCAACGTGGCATCTTCTTATGATCAGGGTTACTCCATCCTTATCGGTCGAGAAAGTTCGCACTGCAAGCGCACTTGCGAGCCTCGCTATTTTAAGTCTTTGATCCGCGGCCTCTACTAAGGGGATATTTGACACATAGGTGGCTCCCATCTGCGACGCAGTTTCCAGGATCTCTGTAACTGCATCATCTTCGAATTTTATTTGATCTATCTTTCTTGACCAGCCCCATAAAATCAAATTTTTACAAAGCTCTGAAGTATGCGTATGATCCGACTTTGGTCGATCCGCATCGCTGATATTTATCATGGATTTTGAAACTTCACCACTTGCTACCAAGATAGCCATGTCAAATCTTCGAATGTCCTCCAAAGATCCAATCAACTCTTTAACTGCCTCAACCCCATAATTGTAGGCCAGCAACTTCTTGTCGGTTCGTGGGTTTGAAATCCACAATAATCTTGTTCGTGCATTTGTTCGGGCCTTCTCAACTTTTGAAACTTCCGCGATTCCACTCGACCTAGTTTCTGTCAATTTTCCGATGATCTCTGTTGAAAGGCCCTTGACTTCTTCAAGAATTACGAGTCGTTGGTCATTCAACGTAATCACACCCCAAGTCACGAACCATCTTTTTGAAACTTCCTGGAGCCCTCCGATCAAGCCGGCTACTGATGCACCTTTCGCGTCAATTTTTTCTCCAAGCCCATAGTGATCCTTTAATCTGGAAACGCACTCTGATTTCCCTTGCCCAGAATCACCGAGTACCAACCCTTCAGCCCATCCTTTGATTCGTCGTCCTTGAAATGGAAGATAGAGAACTGAATGGTAAATCAGATCGTAGAACAAATGGAGCGAACCTCTTTGATAGATTCTTGTCACGTTCGCTTCTAGATCCAAATAGAGTTGATCGAGCTTTCTATTGATAGCATCTTCAGTCCAGTCATCTGGTTTAAAAATATCTAGTTCTTTCTTCATTCTCGGAGTTAGCTCAAAGCAAGCTAAGGAGTCAAGGGATGCCTCGGCGTCATACATAAGGAGCGTAGCATACTGTGTCTTTGGTTCAGGAACAACGCGAGCTTTGATTTTGTAAGTGATGTTCGTTTCCAGTTCACCGCCAATATAAAAGGCTCTCCTTACGACGTATTCATCATCCGGAGAACCTATTTGAATTTGCGGAATCAATCGAACCTCTTCAATGTTCACAGTTTTAGTTATCTTTAAAGCGGCACCAGGGCACAAGGCCGGAATCCGTGCG